TTTAGCTAAAATTACTAACTCAACTCAACTTATAGGTAGAGAAACTCTTTTTAAATATCTAAATGGTAAAAAAATAGCAGTTGTTGCAAATTCAGCAGAACTTCTTAATTATCAATATGGAGAACTCATTGATTCACATGACATAATTATCAGATTTAATGGTTATGTAACCTCACCTAAACATACTGGAACCAAAACTAATATTCATTGTATATTTAGAGAAGCCCGATTTAATTTAGATCTTGATTCTGATTATTTAATTATTTTATCCAAACCTATATCTCCATGGAAAAATGCAGTAGATGAAATACTTTCAAGTTATCCATCGAAGCGTATCATAAACTATAATTATCCAAATAGTAAGACTATATTAGATGCTATTAAATCTGCGATTATTCCAACATCTGGCTTAGCCTCAATTCTTTTAATTAAAGAATTAAATTTAAGTAATTATAAATTAACATTATTTGGTTTTAATGGATATGCAAATCGTGAGAATTCTGTTCTTAGATCAAATGACTCTCTCGAAATTGCACCGGCACACAATTATAAATTTGAAAATTTTTATATAAGTCAAACATTTGAACAAATATTGCCTGAAGTTTTTCAAAAAAATAAATATTAAATGATTACATTTACCACTACTGCAACAATTCGGCCTAGTTTAATTGAACAGACATACTTAAGTTTTTCTAAGCAAATACTTGATATAGATTTTAAAAGCTGTGAACTTATTATTAATGTTGACCCGATGCCTATTAATAATTTAATAGATAGGAATAAGGTAATTAGCGTTGCTGAAAAATACTTTGGAAAAGTTACATATAATTTTCCAAATACTCCAAATTTTCCAAATGCATTAAAATGGGTATGGCAAAATACTAAAACTGACTATATTTTTAATCTTGAAGATGATTGGAGCCTTAATTCTTCTATTAAAATATCCGATTTAATGACACTACTTTCTAAAAATCCAGAGGCAATTGGAGTCAGTTTAAACGCATATGTTTTTGCAAAAGACCCATTTAGATTGAGATTATCTCCATGTATTCTTAAAGGAGATTGGGCAAGACGTGCTGCTTCATATCTTTCTCCAGATATGTGTCCTGAACAACAAATACGCCGACAGCTTCCAGCGGATCTAATGAAACCGATGCTTAATTTTCCAGAATATTCTATTCCAAGTCCGGAAAAAATAATAGTTCGTGATACTGGTAGAGCTTGGAGAAATAATTTAGGACTTATTCGAAATAATGGAGGAACTAGTAATTTTACAACATGGGAAAAGAAGTAGATATTATAATTATAAGCAACGCTAATACAAGTAGCGCTAGAAAATTAACAGAAGATTGTATACTCTCACTATATTCTTCTGAAAAAACTATAAAGTTTAATACTTTTATTGTTGAGTCAAATAAAAATGAGCGATTTACAAATCTTTTAAATAGATTTAATATTAAACTTATACATCCGCGTGAAACTTTCGGTTATCATAAATATCTAAATATTGGCATATCTATGGGAGAATCAGAATATGTTTGTTTGTGCAATAATGATCTTATTTTTCATAAAAATTGGGCGTCTAATTTAATATTTGAAATGGAAAAAAATTCATTATCATCAGCATCACCTATCTCAAATAACCCACATTTAACTAAATTTAAAATAGAAAATATCCCTCATGTACAATTAGGTTATGATATTCGCAGATATCTTGCAGGCTGGTGTATTTTTCAAAAAAGGAAAATATATGATATAATCGGTAAACTCGATGAACGTTTTATTTTTTGGTATTGTGATAATGACTATTCGATGACTTTACAAAATGCAAAAATACAACATGCGTTGATCACAACATCTAGAGTAGACCATATTGAAAGCGCAACGTTAAATACTGTTAATCGAGAGGAACGTCAGCGTCTCACTAGAGATCAGGAAGTAATTTTTAAAAATAAATGGAATTTATAAAAAAAATAGAATAAAATGGCAAATGGAATTTATAAAATAACAGAAGACTTTGAAAAAGCATTAGGTGACTATACTGGAGCCCCATATGTAGTAACAGTCGATAACCAAAGTAATGCTCTTTTTTTAGCTCTAATGTACGAAAAAGTAGAAGGTATGGAGATCACTATACCTGCAAGAACATATCCTTCGGTTCCTTGTGAAATTATCCATGCTGGAGCTAAAGTAAATTTTACACCAGTCGAAGGAAGAACAATTAAAGGTGCATATCAATTGGCTCCAAGTAATGTTTGGGATTCAGCATTAAGCTTTACTGCAGATATGTATAAACCTGGAACCCATATGTGTATCTCATTTACTGGTCCATATAAACACTTTAAATTAAGTAAAGGCGGTGCTATCTTAACTGATAACCATGATGCATACTTATGGTTTAAACGAGCTCGATATAGCGGTCGCCGTGAGTGTTCATATCATGATGATAATTTTGATATGTTAGGATGGAATTTTTATATGATGCCTGAGCTAGCTGCTCGTGGTCTTCTATTAATGAACCAATTCTATAATACTGATGGTACTAAAAAGAAAAATGCTGATTTGGAATTACCGTATCCAGATCTTTCAAAATTTAAAATTTATAAAAACTGATGAAAAAAGCTATTATAGGCGCCGGTGGGTTTGCCAGAGAAGTTTATTGGAGTTTAACTTTAATAGAACGAGTTACTGTTAAATTTTTTGTAGATGATTTTTATTATAATGAGGGTGATCCTTTAATACTTCCATTATCTAAATTTGACCCAACGGAATACGAAGTTATTGTGGCTATTGGGGACCCAAGGACAAGATTTGATATAGTTCAAAAATTACCAAAAGAAACAAAATATTTTACCCATATAAATTCATCTGTACAGATTTTAGATCCTAATGTTCGCATTGGGGAGGGAAGCATTATATGCGCCGGGACAATTATAACCACAAATGTTAAATTAGGAAAGCATACTCATCTAAATTTACAAACAACAATTGGTCATGATTGTGAGATTGGTAACTATTTTACTACCGCACCAGGAGCTAAAGTTTCCGGTAATTGTAAAATATATGACTGTGTATATATTGGTACTAACGCCTCTATTAAGGAAAAATTATCTATACATAGTTTAGTAACTATTGGGTCAAATGCCGCTGTGGTTAAAAATATTGAGGAGTCCGGAACTTATATTGGGGTTCCAGTTAAAAAACTTAACTAATTATGAAAACGACAAAAGTTCCTTTAAATATTAGACATACTTTGTTTAATAAAGAAATTTATAATAAATCTGGGGTTTTTATAATTGAAAACTTTATTGATAGGGATAAAATTAAAGAACTACAAAATATTTGGGTGTCTTATTATGATACGATACTTAAATCTGGTGGTAGGAATGTGGATAACGCTAATTCGGTTAACTTTAAAGACAAATTACCTAATAAACTACTAAATTTCTGGAATAGTGAATATATTAAAGAATTATCTAATATAATATACGGTGACAATGTCGCTTTATATCATAGCCGAATCTTAATAAAAGATAGGAAAAGTGATTCTAAAGTTTTTTTACATCAGGATTATTGTTATCATATGGGATTTCCAATCAAATCAAATTTATTTATTCCATTATTTGATTATGAAGAAAATCACGGTACATTATCATTTTATCCTGGTACACATCAGTATGGTTTTTTAGGTGACGCTGGTGAAATTGATAAAAGTAAATTTCATCCGTGGCAAAAAATAACCCCAAACATTAAAGCTGGAGATGTTGTTATTATGAACTCATGTTTATGGCACGAATCTGGAGAAAACAATTCCGATATAGATAGAGTTATGTTAGACATAATAATTCAGCCAAGTGATGACCCATCTGGTTCACAACTGATTTGTGGTGAGTGGGAGACTGACTTTTGGGTTGGTAGAAAAGAAGACCACACATTCCAAGTAGACACATTGTTCATTAATTCAAGAATAAAAAAAATTAAAAATTATGAAAATAATAAGTGAAATAGACAAAAAAAATTACGTAAAAATACGTGAAAACATAAAAAATTTTATAAATAGGTTGTCTGAAAAATACGACTCAAAAGACACATTAATTATGGACATAGCGCCTGAAATACATATGGGTACTAAAGAGTTTTTTAAACACTCAACAATTAAGACATTAGACATTGACCCTAATTCTGGTGCTGATTATATTTTGGACCTATGTGAAAATAATAAGGATACAATTAAAGACGAAACATTTGATTTAATTGTTTGTACTGAAGTTTTAGAACACGTTAATGACCCATTTTTTGTGGTAAGTGAATTAAGACGAATGTTAAAAATTGGTGGCGTTGTTGCAATATCAACACCGTTTAATTTTAGAATCCACGGTCCATTACCAGACAACTGGAGATTTACAATCTATGGTCTTAACGTATTATTTAAAGATTTTGAAATATTAACACTTGAGTCATTAGATGATTCCGATAGGGATTTAATGCCAATACAATATACTTTAATAGCTAAAAAATATGGCCAATAATAAAAAAAAATTTAAAGTTATTACATATATTGATAGAATCAACATACTATCAGATACGTTTATTACTTATTATTTAAAATTTTTTAATTTAGATGAATTTCATTTTTTAATATTAGATTCAGAATTTGACCTAATACGTGACTACCTTTTACATAAAAAATTTGTTAGTAGTTCTTTTGAAAAAGTATCAAACAAATATTTTGGTACAACTACCGATATTTTAGATAAACAAAATGAGGTCGCTAACCGTTTTTTAAATAATAATTTTATTGTCGTATATGTGGATATTGATGAAATCATATACCACCACGACTTACGAAATTACATATTAAATAACATTAAAGATTACATAACACCATTAGGTGTTGTAATAATACCAAATTCAGATGAAAAATATTTAGACTCTAATGATAAGATTTTAAGTCAACGCAAATATTGTATATTTGATAATACATGGCATTCAAAAACATGTATCTTAAATAAAAATTACACCTGGTCTCCAGGTAGACACAATAAAAACTCAAATAAAATATCTGATGATATTTTTATAATTGATATTGGTAGATGTTGTCAAGGTAGTATGTTAGAAAATAATAAAAGAACAAATAAAATTTACAAAAACGTCTCATTTAGGTACTCAACAGAAGATAAGACCGATATTGATAAGGCCATCTCCAAACTTCTACCGTCTTTGAAGCTGTTACCGGAATACATATCAAACACTAAATTATTTTAATAAATAACAACTTATGAAATTAGCTATTAAAATTGCGACCTATCAACGTGCAGACAATACGACTCCATTTTATTTAAAGAGATCGCTTGACTCAATCTTTAATCAGACGTACTCTGATTTTAAAATATTCTTAATTGGTGATAAGTACGAAAATTCTTCTGAAATTAATGATATTGTTTCTCAGTACCCATCTGATAAATTACATTTTGAAAATCTTAATGTTGCAAAGGAACGAGATAATTACACTGATAAAAAAGCAGTATGGTCATATGGAGGAACTAACGCAATTAATCATTCAATTAAAGCAGCACAAGCAGAGGGATTTCAGTATATTTGTCACCTTGACCATGATGACCATTGGAAACCAAATCACTTGGCTGAAATTAATAATTGTATAATTAGAACTGGCGCAGACTGGATGTGTACTAAATCTACATATATTACACCAACTCGAATCTTACCAGATTTCTATTCTCAATCCAAATTTGTTGAAGGTTATCCGATATCCAGTAAATTAATTCACTCGTCAGTGTGTATGAATTTTAAAAAAATTCCTCTACTGTATAGAGATCTTTATGCCGAGACTGGAAATGTTGGGCTACCTGGCGATGCTGACTTGTGGGAAAGATCTAGGGACTTTATCAAAGAAAATAATCTAAAAAGTTATTATATAAATGAATTTACTTGTTATCATGATGAGGAACAGTATTCGAAAAAATAATTAAATTAAATGAAAACTAAAATTATTGCTGAAATTGGAATAAATTATGCATATGGCACAACCATCGAAACGTTTTTATCCCATACTATGAAACTTATCGATGTTGCGTCTATCGCTGGCGTCGACTATGTTAAGTTTCAAAAAAGAACTCCAGAGCTATGTGTACCTCAAGCTGAGAGATTAAAAGCAAAGAACGTTCCTTGGAGAAAAGAGGAAACCACATACTTTCAGTATAAACTTGATATTGAATTTGAAAAGGAAGCATACACAGAAATTGACAAGTATTGTGATTCTAAAGGAATGAAGTGGTTTGCTTCAGTTTGGGATAAGGGTGCAGTTGATTTTATGCGAGGTTTTGAAACAATGCTACCTAATGGTAAATGGGGAGTTATGACTAAAATACCTTCAGCTTTAATTAATGACCTAACTTTAGTAGAGTATGCTAGAGAGAATTCTGACTTTTTGCTAATTTCTACTGGAATGAGCACGCAAGAAGAAATTGATCTTGCCATTGCAGCAGGTCGACCTGATGTTGTGTTCCATACTAATTCAACATATCCATCGCCAATTGAAGAATTAAACCTAGACTATATTACATACTTATCACATATTAATAGAGGTAATGATTTTGAAAAGAAATTTGAAGTCGGTTATTCTGGCCATGAATTTGGTCTTACGACTACCGTTGCTGCTACAATATTAGGTGCAACTTGGGTAGAACGACATATTACGCTAGACCGCTCTCTTTGGGGTAGCGATCAGATGGCATCAGTTGAACCGCAAGGACTCATTAAATTAGTAAAGAGTATCCGTGATGTTGAATCTGCTCGTGGCGGATATGGACCACGTGAAGTAATCGCATCTGAGCTTGCAAAAAGAAAAACACTTAGAGGAAAATGAAAATTACACCAAAAAAGGTCTTTCAATTTATTGAAGGCAACCTAAAAATGCTAGGCGATAAAATGCATCTTCTTCCAAAACATGAGCGTGAGCAAGTGCTATATCGTTCTGAAATCTGTAAAGATGATTGCATGGTACAGGGCTACTGTAAATATTGTGGCTGTTCTACACCAGGAAAAATGTATGTCAACGTTTCTTGTAATGAGGGAGAAAGATTTCCAGATCTAATGAATGCAGAAGACTGGGAAAAATATAAATTGGAAAATAACCTAGAGATTACTGGTGATATATTTCATTGATATCGACGATACTATTTGTACTCTTGCTAATCACATGGAATACGAATCTGCAGTACCTATTCCAGACGCGGTTAAGAAGGTGAATGACCTATATTTAGCTGGACATACTATCGTTTTCTGGACCGCTAGGGGGACTTCTTCTGGATTGGATTGGAGACAATTAACTGAGGGTCAACTCTCTTCCTGGGGCGTCCTATATCACGAATTAAGGTTTGGAAAGCCGGCTTATGATTTCTTTATTGACGATAAAAATATAAATTCAAGAGACTGGTTAAATGGCGAAAGTTAAAGTCTTAGTTTTAGGAAACGATCCTCAAATCAATCAAATTGACTTCGATAGTCTTTCGCCAAATATAATTACATTAGGTATAAATCGCATATGGTTAAAATACATACCTAATTATTTTTTTTTCCATGATTTAACAATTAGTGATGAATTACTTCCCCAACCTGAAAAATTAGCTAAACTTAAACAAAATTCTATTATTTTTTCCAGTGAATGGATTAGAAAGGGTAGATCTTTTTCAGATACTAGATTTCCTGTCCCAACATGGACATCCGTTTATCCTAGAAAAAACAAGAAACACTTTCCCGATTCCATAACTAATTCTATTGAATTATTTAGAGATGTTAGAAATCGACAAGAACAATACGTCTTCTATGTAGCTGGGGTTTCCTTGACTTGGCAAGAGCCTAGTCACTTTTGGAAAGAAGAAAATATTGCCACTCGAAATACAGCTGGTCCAGAATGGTACCTTCCTCGATTTGAAGCAATGCTAACTAATTTTAAGAGACTGAAGACTCATAATTATGAAATCATATCAGTCACTCCAAATTCTAAATTAAACAAGCTTTTCCGATATGAAAATATTGGAAATCTCTACAAGAAATCTTTATAGGGAAACCTTTACTGTGTTTGAAAGCACAGCAGGTTTGAATGAGCTAACAGCTGCAGTTATTGCTCCAGGCGTTGGCGGAAATTTTGCATCGATTGCACTGCCCATCGCTTCTAATAGGAGAAACAATTTATCTCCAAGTACAGCCGGTCCATTTACTGGATTGTGACCCACTTTTACGAAATTACCATTGATCCAAATATCATTCGATGCTGCTTCAATTTCGCTGCCGCTTGACATTTCGATTCTGGAATTTGCATGGATCGTAATATTACCACCTCTTAATTCAATAACTGATTGTGTTTGATCGTGTTCAATAGTAATCGCTTTATCGCGACCAATATTTACTCTAGATCCTTTTAATTGCATTGTAATTCCTTTACTAATACTGAACCAGATTTTTAACTCTTCGTCACCATCAAATAGCACAATATGCGAACCTAAATATTCTCCATCTTTACCTAACTCTTCTCGCACATCGTCTGCAATTTCATGCAAGGAATAGTACTCTGGTGAATAGGGATTTCCATTATCGAATCTAACTGCAACAATCGATCCTTTTTTAGGAACCGATAAGGAACCTCCTTTGCCTTTCTTACCGAAAAAAGCGCTCTTTTGTTTTGGATACGCCCACGGAAGATCAGCTACTGCAATATCATCGTATAGGCTAATAACTCTAACTTTTGCACGACCTTCTTTTCGAGGGTCGTTTGCGTCCTCAACTATGCCAAGAAATTGTTTGTCAACTAAGTCTCGGTTATTTCGTGATTCTATATCGTGATTATCCATATTAAATTATATCTAAAAAAGTACTTTTGGTTTAGTTAGTTGCCATATACATTACCGAGATCAGTTACTGGCGGTTCTAAGAAATTACTTGCTGCGCCCAATGCTGGATTAATTAATCCTCCTACTTGAGCAAGAGCGTTCTGCACGCTTTCACCAGCATTTTGAATTGACTCTCCAATTACCGGTAAGCCAGACAAGAAAGATGCAGTGTTTTGAACATTCGTACCAACATTTCGTGCACTCCATGGATTATGCAGTTCAGACTTGATATGATCGTCAAATAATTTACTGCCATCTGCATATGTGCTCTCTTCTTCAAAGAAACCAATATTAATTTTAAATGAATTAGTTGCAGGTGTATTTTTTGGAGTCACTTCAAGTTTGCCGGAGCCGCCAGCAAAAGTGTCTGAAAAATCAAATTCGCACTGTCTACATCTAAATTTAATATAGCCGTATTGTTTTAATACGTTAGATAAGATATTGCCACCACCTACGATATTTCCAATCGTACCAGTGTTTATTCCTAACAAGTTAGCAGCGTTTTGTCCAACTCCTGGAATTCGATAACGCAAGTTTCTAACCTCTGCCACATAAATATCCATTGAGAACCATCTTAAATTATCTGGCACTCTTTCTCTCATGTGGATTTTATCATATACTGCATTACGATAGATATCAGCTAATTCGTTTATTCTTAGGTCAACTGCCTCTAATGTGTCTATAGTAATCGTTGCACTTTTACCTTTCCAACCAGATTCAATATCTGTCGCTCCTTTCCACATCGCGCCTAAACCTGAAATACTTTGGAAATACCATGGAGCATCAAAGGTTAAGTAAGATAAAATATTCTTAAATACTTTCATGCCATGAGCTTTGTCAGCATGGCCTCTGTTCTTTAAGAACTCAATGATTCCTCCCTCCTTTTCAATAAAAAGAGGAGATTCAGCAAGTCGAGTGTCCT